CATGCCCAACCTCAATCCACCACGCTTTAATCTGTTCTTCGGTAGGCTGAAATGTCTGCGAAAGCTTTGGAAGAAATACATCTCGGTTAAGTTCTTCACGCAGAAAAGTTAGAATGTCGATACCTTGACCTGATGGATAGCCATCCCACTGACCGTACTGCGCAACTTTGTACTCGCCGTCTTTGACCACGCAGGTCAAGTGTCTTGTTCCCATCGCCTTACCCTCTGTTTGTATCGTGAGCTAATAAAAAGGCCGCCAGTTAGGCAGCCTGTTTGATTTCCAGATTTTTCAGCGTTGCTCCAGCTATCCACGACCAGTACATCCAGTGGTCACGCGCATCGCCTTCATCTTCCGCTTCAATAACCCGATCGAACTCTTCATCATTCCACTGGCCGGTACATCGAAAGTAATTACCTTCCATTGCCTCACCTCATAAGTTAATTAACGCGCCGTAACCGATTAAATCAGTGGCGTCGATTTTCCGCGGGATTTCTGCACCGCATGGATTTTGTTTCCGAACGGGTTAGCATCTTTGTACCAGGTGCGATGATTCTTGCGCTCAACAGCTTCAGCACGTTTTTCCATCCCTTCCCGATACTCAGCCAGCATCGTTAAATCAATCGGGTTCACAGCGCTTTCTACGCGTGATTTCGGCTTGCGAGTCAGCGACAGAACGGGGCGGTTATTCGGCTTGGCGCTCACCCCAACTAACAGGGGATTTGCAGCTTTCCATTCGGCCTGTTTCTCTGCGCGGCGTTCGCGGCGGCGTGCTTGTGCATCCATTTTGGATCTCCTGTCAGTTAGCTTTGGTGGTGAACACAGCCGGGCGACTAACTCCGGTCGCGTAATCATTGCCAAGCGCCTCCGCCGAGAAGGTTAGCTTCTGCGTTCACCCCAAAGCTTTCTGCTTTGAATGCTGCCCTTCTTCAGGGCCAGATTTTTAAGAGCTTCACCTTCCTGGTGAGTAGTGCGTCCTGCTGATGGGGTTAATGTATGCGTTATGCGCAAATGCGTCAAGCGCATATTTATAGAAAAAAGGGGATTTACGCGTTAAATTAATTTATGCTTATGATTCAAAAGGAATAAAAAAATTTACTGATATTGCTTAAGACACAAAAAACCCGCCGTAGCGGGTTGTTGGTATGAGATTTTGGGTTAACCGTGTCTGCGGAACTGCTGTGACTGGCTTAGCATTACTCTACCAGACACGTGAAGCATCGCAGCTTCTTCAGGGCTTATGCTCCACTCTCTATACTTTGGATTGTCCGAGATCACGAACAGATCATTTTTAACTTTTTGAAGGCGCTTGACGAAAGTGTCACCGTTGAAATCAAAAACGTAAATACCATCGCCATCGAAGTAATTGACTCTGATATCAACAAAAATCAAATCGCCCGGCTCAATGGTCCCCTGCATGCTATCGCCGCGAACGTTGATAAGCTTCACCGATTTTTGAGGGATGCTGCCAAATATAGACTTAGCCTGGTCAACGTCATACTCAATTGATCGGACAACCTCCACAATATCTTTTGATGGCGAGCCATTGCCTGCGCTGGCGGAAACGTTAAGAACATCAACCCTATACACATCCTTTTCCTCTCGACTGCTTAGGGAATCTATACTGTATGAATCTACAGTATTTTCCTCGTCATCGGAAGAGAATAGTACAGCTACAGGAACATCGAGAGCTTTCGCTATTTTTCTTAGGAGCTGATCGCTATACCCTTGAATCCCACGCTCAAGGCGTGAAAGGTTACCGACGTCGCTATCTACAAGAAGCGCCATCTCATTCAATGTGTATTTATTTTTCTTCCTAAGAAGTCTTATCTTTTCACCTACTTTCATATCTTCATTAGAAAACATTTATGCGTCCTTCGCAAAGCGCCTTGCGCAAAATTTGCGGATGGATTAATATGCGTCTAACGCATTATGGAGGTGCAATATGTGTACACCACTTAGAAAAATGCGCGTAGAGAAAGGTCTGACAATTTCTGAAGTTTCCAAAATGACAGAAATTGATGTAGGCAACCTGAGCCGAATTGAACGCGGTATGCAGGTTACATCTCTGGAGACAGCTGAAAAGTTGTCCAAGTTCTTCGAAGGGAAGATCTCCGAGATGCAGATTCTCTACCCGCATCGGTATATGGCAGCCTAAGCAACACCCGCTCTTATCACATCTAAGCCCTGAAAAAGGGCTATTCAAAACAACAAGTCTTATGGCTATGCGTGTCTGCGCATGGGCCTATTTAACTATTTAACACTCTAGGAATTTAACAAATGGAAAACTCAATTAACCGCAACAAGGTCAATGCCCGTCGCATTGAATCCTGGTTGCTTAACCGTATCGCTATGAAAGGTGGCAACAACGTAGCTAAAGAGATCGGCGTCGATAAGGCACAGATAACCCGCTGGAAAGAAAGCTGGCTGCCGAAGATGGCAATGCTCTTAGCGGTTCTGGAATGGGGTGTCGTTGATGACGATATGGCGCGGCTGGCAAGAGAAGTTGCTTCAATCCTCAAAAATGAAAAGACGCCCAGCTGCGGTAACAGTCTGGACGCCTAAAAGCACTGTGTCATGTCAACAAAGTTGCAGGAGTAATTATGGCAAAGCGTAAGCAGAAATACCAGGAAAATGAGGAGCGTCGCTATCCTGATTCACCTGACGGGCTGATTGTTGCTGCATCAAAGAATCAGGCGTTCGCTGAGCGCCTTGTTGGAGTAATCCGGATCGCAATGGCTAAGGCAGGGGTGAAGCATGGGCGTCGTTAAGCAATTAGCAGACTACAGGCCATCACTGGAGGCCGTGGAGCGTCAGGTGGCAGATCTCGATGATGGGTATACCCGCATCGCTAACGAGCTGCTGGAAGCGGTTATGGCTGCCGATTTAACGGCTCGCCAGCTGAAGGTTGTTCTGGCGGTGATTCGCAAAACTTACGGGTTCGGTAAAAAGTTCGACCGCATTACCAATACTCAAATAGCGATGATGACCGGCATTCACCACACGCATGTTTGTAAGGCCAAGAACGAGATGATCGCGATGAACATCATCGTGACAAACGGTCAGGCAATAGGCGTAAACAAGGTGATTTCTGAGTGGAATTTTGAGATTAGCCAAGTTAGCGAATCATTAGCCAAAACAGCTAATAAAACATTAGCCAACTTAGCTAATGGGTATAAGCCAACTCAGCTAAACACAAAAGAAACTATTCAAAAGAAAGAAAAGAAAGAAAACACACAGTCATCTGACGATGACCGCGAACTGGTTAAACCTGAAAAGCGAAAACCAGTGAAATTCGATTACGGCGAGTATCTCTCCACCTACAACGAGATTGTCGGCGATAGACTTCCTCACGCTGTCGAGGCCAACGAAGAACGCCAGCGCAAAATCCGCAAACTGGTTAACTCTCTCGCAACCAAGAACATCGACGGATTCCGCGCCTACGTGAAAGCGTTCATGGCAGCTGCAAGACCATTCCATTTCGGTGATAACGATCGCGACTGGGTGGCAAATTTTGATTACCTGCTACGCCCGAAAGTTCTGGTGGCAATTCGTGAGGGAACACTATGAGACAGGATATCGAAGCCAGCGTGATTGGAGGGTTACTTCTCGGCGGGCTCACCCCGGCGGCAACTGACGTTCTCGCCCGGATTGATGCTGAAGCGTTCACCATCCCACTCTACCGGAAAGCATTTGAGGTGATCCGCAAACAGGCCAGAAATCGCAAACTGATTGACGCTCTGATGGTCGCTGAGGAATGCGGTGATCAGCATGCTACCGATGTGATGATGACTGCCAGAGCGTGCCCAAGCGCTGCAAACCTGACTGGTTACGCAGATATGCTGGCAGACCAGCATCAGCGACGATTGTTCCTGCATGCCATAGACGAGCTACGCGGCGACGTGAGCAACGGAACTCTGGACGGTGCGGCATCAGCAATGGACGAGCTAATGCGCCGACTGAGTACCATCAGGAAGCCTAAAGGTGAAGTTAAGCCAGTTCGGTTAGGTGAAGTCCTGAATGACTATGCCGAAACGCTGGAGAACAGGCTTAAAAACGGTGAAGAGTCGGACACCATGAAAACCGGTATTGACGAACTGGATGCGATTACCGGCGGGATGAACGCTGAGGATTTAGTGATTATCGCTGCCCGTCCTGGTATGGGTAAAACGGAACTTTCGTTGAAAATTGCCGAAGGCGTAGCGAGTCGACCGCTGCCGGGAACTGACACCTTGCGCGGGGTGCTGATTTTCAGCATGGAGATGAGCAACCTGCAGATCGCCGAGCGAAGCATTGCAGGACGCGAAAACATGTCGGTCAGTGTTCTGCGCAACCCCGCAAACATGGATGACGAAGGATGGGCGAGAGTCTACAACGCCATATGCCACCTGAAAGACCTCGATGTCTGGATGGTTGACGCATCCAAGCTGACAGTCGAAGAAATCAGGAGCATTGCCGAACGTCACAAACAGGAAAACCCAGCGCTATCACTCATCATGGTTGACTACCTCGGCCTTATCAAGAAGCCAAAAGCAGAGCGAAATGACCTGGCTATAGCGCACATCTCCGGCAGCCTGAAGGCGATGGCTAAAGACCTGAAGACGCCAGTTATTTCTCTCAGCCAGTTATCCCGCGAAGTTGAGAAACGGCCTAACAAGCGCCCGGTTAACGCAGATTTGCGCGACTCTGGAAGTGTAGAGCAGGACGCAGACTGCATCATCATGCTCTATCGGGAAGCGGTATACGACGAGCATAGCCCCGCGGCGAAGTTTGCGGAAATCATCGTTACCAAAAACCGTTTTGGCTCTCTTGGCACTGTGTATCAGCGATTCGTTAACGGTCACTTCATGCCATGTGATCAGGATGAAGCCCGCATGATTTCAACCAGCAAGCCTTCAACTGGAAAGCGTTATGCCAAAGGAGCAGATGTGTGAACAAAATACCATCACAAATCATTCTTGAGTTTATCAATAACCCTAGGTTTGTAACCGTTCTCGATCGCTGCCTTGAGGAAGAGGAGTTGATTGAACAGTTCGAGCGACTTTCAGGAGTAAAAAGACCAGCCGAGCGCCAGCATCCACTTGAGCGCATGGTTGATGAAGTGACCGGGTTTCGAAAATCACAGTGGAGTGATTTTTTCGAAGCGTTCATCCCGTTTATTTACGATTGCGTATGGCTTCGATGGGAAGGGCGCAACGATGAAAGGTGCTGGAAATGACCAATAAAGAAACGCTTAACACTCGCCAGATTATCGAAACTCAATACCCGGAATTCCCTGAAACCATCCTCCACGCAGAACTATGCCGCGCATGTGCTCGTGTAGACGGTCGTAGCATCAAGCAGTCACTCAAAGCCTTTGCGTTGGCACGTATCGAAAAGGTTGAGAGCAAGCCACTTAAAGGCGCACTGGAGCAGATGGCATCCAGCATGTTTCCAGAGACAGAGATAGCCCGTATCCGCGCCTGTGTAGGTCGCATGGAGTCGGCGTTGGTTAAGACATTCGGAGTGAAGCGAGCATGAAAGACAAAGAAATTTTAGATCAACTAAAAATCAAAGCTAAAGAAGCAAAAGAGTGGGCATCTAAATGCTTCCAGTACCAGAAAAGCCTAAGCCAAGCTGATATTGAATTTAACAGAGTTCAGCAGGAAATATACGCGCTTGCTGAGAGGCTCGGAGAGGAACCAAGCCATGACTGAACCTTACATAGCAGAGCTATCTGCAAGCGTGGCCGTGATAGTCGGCCTTTTTTATGNTAAAGAAGCAAAAGAGTGGGCATCTAAATGCTTCCAGTACCAGAAAAGCCTAAGCCAAGCTGATATTGAATTTAACAGAGTTCAGCAGGAAATATACGCGCTTGCTGAGAGGCTCGGAGAGGAACCAAGCCATGACTGAACCTTACATAGCAGAGCTATCTGCAAGCGTGGCCGTGATAGTCGGCCTTTTTTATGGCTGGAGGAAATTGTGAGCGAGTATCTGTTCTGGTCTGGTGTGGTGTTAAACATCGCGCTTCTGATGTTCATTGCTCTTTGCATATGGGTTTGGTTTATCTGGCCTTTTGTGGAGGCGCTGAGCATCACGAGATGCTTTATCTGTGCGTCAAAAGCGTACGGTGGAAAGCCAACAGCAAAAGAGATTATCCGAAGCATTAAGCGATGGTATCTGGATTTGCTATTCGGAAGAAACTGGACGCGAATTAGCAACCGCCAATTTGAATGGGAAGGCGTCGGCAAATGGCGACTTCACTGTTGTCACTAACGGTGCGAAAGTGATCCATATCCGACGCCTGAAATCAGATCCAGGGGTTAATCTGCTCTCCTGATTCGGGAGAGCTTATGGTCACTTTTGAGACAGTTATGGAAATTAAAATCCTGCACAAGCAGGGTATGAGCAGTCGGGCGATCGCCAGGGAACTGGGTATCTCCCGTAACACCGTAAAGCGTTATTTGCGGGCGCAGTCTGAGCCGCCGAAATACACGCCACGTCCTGCCGTCGCTTCACTTCTGGATGAATACCGGGACTATGTTCGCCAGCGAATCGCTGATGCTCACCCTTATAAAATCCCGGCGACGGTTATCGCCCGCGAGATCATGGAGCAGGGCTATCGTGGTGGCATGACCATCCTGAGAGAGTTCATACGTTCACTCGCCACACCTCAGGAACAAGAGCCTGTTATCCGCTTCGAAACCGAGCCCGGACGGCAGATGCAAGTTGACTGGGGTACCATGCGTAACAGCAAATCACCGCTTCACGTGTTCGTTGCCGTTCTGGGATACAGTCGAATGCTGTACATCGAGTTCACTGACAACATGCGTTACGACACGCTGGAAGCCTGCCACCGCAATGCGTTCAGCTTCTTCGGCGGTGTGCCGCAGGAAGTGCTGTACGACAATATGAAAACAGTGGTGCTGCAGCGTGACGCATACCAGACCGGCCAGCACCGGTTCCATCCATCTCTCTGGCAGTTCGGCAAAGAGATGGGCTTCTCCCCACGGCTGTGTCGTCCCTTCAGGGCACAGACTAAAGGTAAGGTGGAGCGGATGGTGCAGTACACCCGCAACAGCTTCTACATCCCGCTAATGACGCGCCTGCGCCCGATGGGGATTACCGTTGACGTTGAAACAGCCAACCGCTACGGCCTGCGCTGGTTGCACGATGTAGCGAACCAACGGAAACATGAAACTATCCAGACCCGCCCCTGTGATCGCTGGATCGAGGAACAGCAGTCCATGCTGGCCCTGCCGCCGGAGAAAAAACAGTATGACGTGCAGGTAGACGAAAGCCTGGTGACCTTCGACAGACAGCCACTGCATCATCCGCTGTCTATCTATGACACGTTCAGCAGAGGAGTCGCATGATGGTCGAGCTGCAACATCAACGGCTGATGGTACTAGCTGAACAGCTGCAACTGGACAGCCTTATCAGTGCTGCCCCCGCGCTGTCACAACAGGCTGTGGATCAGGAATGGAGCTATATGGACTTCCTGGAGCATCTGCTTCATGAGGAAAAACTGGCGCGCCATCAGCGTAAACAGGCGATGTACACCCGGATGGCGGCCTTCCCGGCGGTGAAAACGTTCGAAGAGTATGACTTCACCTTCGCCACCGGCGCACCACAGAAGCAAATCCAGTCGCTGCGTTCACTCAGCTTCATCGAGCGCAACGAAAACATCGTGTTGCTGGGGCCGTCTGGTGTGGGGAAAACGCACCTGGCGATAGCCATGGGCTACGAAGCGGTACGGGCGGGTATCAAGGTACGCTTCACAACAGCAGCGGATCTGTTGCTTCAGCTGTCTACAGCGCAACGCCAGGGCCGCTATAAAACAACGCTTCACCGTGGCGTGATGGCGCCGAAGCTGCTCATCATCGATGAAATAGGCTATCTGCCGTTCAGCCAGGAAGAAGCAAAACTGTTCTTCCAGGTCATCGCCAAACGTTACGAGAAGAGCGCGATGATCCTGACATCTAACCTGCCGTTCGGGCAGTGGGATCAAACGTTCGCCGGTGATGCAGCGCTAACATCCGCGATGCTGGACCGGATCTTACACCACTCACACGTTGTTCAGATAAAAGGAGAGAGCTATCGACTTAAACAGAAAAGAAAGGCCGGGGTTATCGCTGAAGCTAATCCTGAGTAAAACGGTGGATCAATATTAGGCCGTCGGTGGAGATGTAAGTGGATCACTTTTTACCCGTCGTTGACAACTGTAACGATGAAGATTAACAGGCTCGCAATGCGGGCCTTTTTTATGAGGGTAGGATTATGACTAGCAGAGAAAAATTTGAACAAGCCATTAAGGCTCGTTTTGGTGACTCGATTGATTACCGGGTATGCAAAAACGGTGATGGTGGATACATGGCCTGGGACATGCAGGTTGCATGGTGGGCATGGCAAGCAGCAGAAACTGACATGGCAGTACAGCTCGCTAACGCCGAGAGCAAGTGCAGGGAGCTGGCGTCTGAATTAAGCGCTGTGGACAAAATTCACAACGAGGCGGTATTCATCACAGACGACCATTACGAACAATGCCCGCCAGAAGTTCAGAAGATGATTCGCTCACTGGCTGTATTGAAGATACCTGCTTACGACGCTTTCCTGGCTGAAGTGCGGGCATGTGCGCTTGAGTATTATGCAAACCTGTTCAAGGACACTGTGAATATGGACGTAAAGCACAACCAAGAGTTTCACAAAGGAACCCTTTATGTTGCTGACCAACTTCGCAAAGGAGCCTCGCTATGAGCAAGTATTCTCACACCAAAGCGCGCATCGAGAAGAAATTTTCTAAAAACGCGAAAGAGCTACTGATTTCTCTGTTTCCGAGTCTATCTGGAAATGAGTTCTCTTTAGAAAGTGAATCATTCGAGTCGTATCACGGAACTGTTTACCACGATGAGTGGGTTATCTGGTTCGGTCCTGATTACTACGGTGAGAGCGATTACCACAGTTGCGAATGGTTGCTCTATTCATGGATCATCGACAACACCACGGACTTTAGCGGGATCATGAAAGCTCATGAGGTGGCCGGTTGGTGCGTTCCTATTGATGAAACTCCTTTTTATTCACCGTGGCGCGGAGCCTCGCGCGCGGAAATTATCAGCCATTGCCGCGACTTGGTTCGTGCTGGCGTAACACTAGATCGCATGCGCTAAGGAGACAGCCCAATGACAGCACCCAACAAACAGGCATACCGCGCTGACGGCGGTGATATTGGAGCAGGTCGTCTCAAAGAGATAGCCGACAACGCATATGGCGATGAAGAAAAGCGCTGGCTGGCGCAGCGTGTTCTGGCGCTGCTGGGTGAGCTTGAGAAAGAAAAAGGCTACGCCAGCGCATACGAAGGGGAAAAGTGGCATTACCACCAGTTAGCAGAATCTGAGGGCGAGCGTGCGAACCGGGCAGAGGCCAAGTTGGATGCCGCAGAGAAGCGCATAGCAGAATTCGAAGCTGAGAAAGAAACGTTGCGCCCGGTTGGTGTTATGAGCGAGGGGGCATTTCGGCGGCTTGAGAATAGTGAGTCACGATTTATTGCACTATGGCCAAGGCCGGGAATATACCTGCAGCGTAAACGCCCTGATGACGGCGTTATTGTTTATGCCAGAACCGCCGCTGGCATTGGCGTGAAGGGGGAGTGAGCATGGCTGACAAATCTCCTTTAGAGCGCTTGAAGTCTGCAAACAAAGATAATCAGAGAATGGTCATGGTGAGCGTCGGAACACTCAAAGCCGCACGCAGTGAAATTCTGGCCCATGTCGGCGTAAACGGGAAAGGCCTGATGACAGATATCGTTCTCAATCAAATTAACGCAGTTATCGGTAAGGACTAACCCATGACAACTAACCACCCGGCGCACGGTCCCGTATTACTCGATCGCCTGCACCAGATACGCGAAACACTCAGCAATGCAGCAGCACAAAGCGACGGCGGTAATCTCGGCTACGCAATGGCTGATGCTGTGAAGGTGATTGATGGGGCTATTGCTGCGTTTGGTGCTGAGCCTGCACCAGTAGATATTGAAATATTGGCTTCTGTACTGAGAAACGCTCCGTTAGCGCCGTCAGATAGCCAGGGCAAGCCGAGAGCGCCGGTAGTGCCGGATGAAGATCCGCGAGATGCATTCGAGCGAACATTCAAAATGCCGAAGCATGTCACCCGCTGTGGCACTGGATATGCAGTAACGGAGTATTCCGCATGGTTGGCCCATGATTTCATCAGGATGTGGGAGGGCTGGAAGGCCTGCCGCGCCGCCATGCTTCAGGCTGGCAACTCTCCGGTAATCCCGGATGGTTGGCAGTTAGTGCCGAAGGAACCAACGGAAGCGATGAATAAAGCTGGCTGGGCCGCAATGAACGAACATGATGCAATTAACCCGACCTATAGAGCTATGCTCGCAGCAGCACCGCAGCAGGAGGTGAAATCCGCGCTTGAACATGGAATGCAGCGTTACGCCGGTGCTATGCAAAAACTGTCAGAAGGGGATAAGTGATAGATAACGCAACGTCAAGCAACATTACTCACCCTCAAAATTAGTGTTATAATTATGTCGCAGTCGGATTGAGCACCCGGCTGTGACCTCTGCATCTGATTGGGAAATTAGATGCGAAACACAAAGAGTACGACCTACCATATGCCGTCAGCGTTATCTAATGCTGAGGGTTTCCTGCATTCTGCGTTACCTCTCGGAGGTGGCGTATGAAGCAACAATTCCACCTCGTAAACGAATCCGTTAAGCAGAACGCCATCAACTACATCCGTGAGTTGCCGGTTGACGCTAAGCGCCCTCTTATTCTCGACATCAAAGAGATGACGCGCACCGCTCAGCAAAACCGTAAATTATGGCCGCTTTTAAAAGACCTCTCCGATCAAGTTCTCTGGTTCGGCAGCAAATACGACTCAGACGACTGGAAAGATTTGATAACCGCGATGGTCGCCAAGTCCAAGAAGCAGGAGCAACGTATGGCTCCCGGTCTGGATGGCGGCATTGTGATGTTCGGTCAACGTACCAGCAAGATGACTGTGCGCCAGATGGTAGAAGTCATCGAGGCTATCTACTGGTTCGGCACTCAGCAGAACGTCAAATTCAGCGACAAATCCTGCATTGAAATTGAATGGGCTAAGCAGTGGGGTGATCGCAATGCGTAAACCAACCCGCCGCAGCTGCAAAATCTGCAAGACCAAATTCACCGCTACCTACGACAACGTCTGGTGGTGCTGTCCTGAGCATGGCTACGAGTACAGCCAGTTGCTGTTAGCCAAGAAGAAGCTGGCATCCGACCGCAAGCGTAAGCAAGAAGCTCAGCAGGAGCGCCGTGAGCTGAAGATTCGCAAGAAAGCCTTGCAACCCCTTAGCCAGTATCACAAACGCGCTCAGACAGCGTTTAACGCGTTTATTCGCCAGCGTGACGCAGGGCAACCGTGCATCAGCTGTGGTCGTAACTCCGGCGCAAAGATGAACGCTGGTCACTTCCGTACTGTCGGCGCATCTCCAGAAACCCGCTACGACGAAACCAACTGCCATATCCAGTGTGAGGCCTGTAACTCCTACTTGTCAGGAAATATCGGTGAATACCGCCCGCGGCTGATCGCCAAGATTGGCCAGGAAGCTTACGACCGGCTGATGGGCCCACACGAAGCAAAAAAATGGACCCGTGAAGAACTCGACGCACTGGCAGCACATTACCGCGCAAAGCTCAAAGAACTGAAACAGCAGGAGGCCGCATGATTTTCATTTTTAGCATGTACATACCAGACACATGGAAATGTCAATCATGGCTGTTATGGGACAGGCGAGAAACATGGCGTGTATGCAAGGCGTATCACAGAGATTTTCAGCTGGCCTATGAAGGATTGAGGCTTCATGAGCATATCGATGCATTACTCAAAGAGCACATGAGGGAGTCCGCATGACATTCGAATCCTACTTTGCTGATCACCTTCGTCTGTGCTGGACTCGGTTACGCATCTATCGTCACCCGGGGTCATTTGCCACTGACTACCGGATATTACGCAATTACATCAGTCGCTATAAAACATCAGGAGCAGAAGCATGAAGATAACGCCGATATTCTCAATGGTGAACTTTGTTGATGACGCTCATTTCCGGCGCGTTTGGCGTCACCCAAAAAAGACCATCACCAAAAAACAGCAGGCATGGGTGCATTACATGCTGTCAGTCTGGGGGCGCGTTAA